ACTGAACGCAAGACTTAGTGAAAAAGCAGATTTATTAGAAAATGCTGAAGAGCAGATATGGTCTTTATTTGCTAAATGGCAAAACAAAGTATTTGATGGTCAGATAGATTATCCTGATACATTTGATTTACGAGATTATGCGTCTGATCTACAATTCTTACAAGTGGCAAAAGCTAGTGGGGTTAAATCAGATACATATACAAAGGAAATAGATAAACAAATAGCAAAGGCAGTAATAGATGATGATGAAAAAATTGATGCAATTAATCAAGAGATTGATGCTACCTCAACAACAATCGGACAATTCCAAACAAACTTACCAACAGCCGAAGAAGAATAATGGCAAAAAAGAAAAGAAAAAAAAGAAAAGTCCCAAAAGACAAGGACTCAGGACTTCCCAAAAAGTATCTGTCAGGTCTAAAAGGAAGCAAAAGAACAAGACGAGCAAGTCTAATAAAAAGAGTAGCCTCTATATATAAATCAGGTGGTTTTATTCCAAGATCATTACTTAGAGCAAGGACTAAAGCATAATGGCTGTTCGTAGAAAACCTTTATCAGCTTCAGTACAAGCAACCCTAAGACGAAAAGCAAAAGCATCTAAAAGATATACTTATGGAACTTTAGCCAAAGTATATAGAAGAGGTCAGGGTGCATTTCTTAGTGCTGGAAGTAGAAGAGTCCCAATGAGTGCGTGGGCTATGGGTAGAGTAAATAGTTTTTTAAGGGGTTCAAGAAAACATGATCTTGACCTTAGAAAAAAACGAAGAAAGTGATAAAACTATTTGTTTTGGTTGTAAGTTTATGGGGTTACAATGGAACAGAGTGGGTTTATGTAGGCAATCAAATGGTATTTAATAATCCTATGCCAAAAAAAGAGTGTGAAACAATGCGAAATAAATTGTTAAAATACGAACTTAATAAATACTACAGATTTAGTATTGAATGTATTGAGGCTCATAATGGCTAAATATAGGGGTAGAACTGTAACACTAAATAAACCTTTTAGAACTTCAGGGGAAAGAAAGAAGTTTGGCGTTTATGTCAGGAATAAGAAAACAGGTAATGTTCAGGTGGTTCGTTTTGGAGACCCAAATATGACTATAAAAAAAAACAATCCAGCGAGACAGAGATCATTCCTTGCGAGACATGGTGCTACATTAAAAAGAATGAGAGCTAAAGGTAGGCAAGTAAATTTACAACCTGTTTTCTGGGCAATAAAATCTTGGAGAAAAGGCTTTGATGTATAATGGCAAGACAAGAGTTTTTAGAGAGGTTAGCAGATAACCACGAAATCCAAATCAAGAAAACACTTGAGGATTTAGAAGCAAGAATAGTATCACAAATATCTACTGTAACTGAGGGTGCTGATGCAGTTTCAACAAAGATAGCAATAGAACTTAGAACTGATCTAAAACAATACATAGATGAAACATATAGAACTACAGCCGATACTTTAGTCAGGGATTATGACCAAATAGTAAATGAGTTTATGGAAGAGTTTGGTGGTTTGGATATACCTGATAAGTTCAAATCATTAACTAAAGTAGATTTACTTACAATCAATCAACTAAAGTTTCAGCAATTTGCTGGTTTTGAAGATTTAGCAAATAGATATCTAAATGAAATATCTTCTCAAGTTTATCAAAACGCAATAGCTGGTAAGCCTTTTAATGAGATGGTCAAAGACCTGAGAGGATTAATTACAGGGGAAGTTGATAGAAGAGGTAGACCAATGAGTACATATGCGTCTCAGATTGCCCATGACTCAGTAATGCAGTTTGATGGTCAGTTCACAGTTTATAAATCAAAAGAAGCTGGACTTGATAAGTTTAAATATACAGGGACTTTAGTAGGAGACTCAAGACCTCATTGTGTTACCCATTTAAACAAAGTTTATACTGAAGAGCAGATTAGAAGTATTTGGCAAGGTTCTTGGGCTGGTAAATCTGAGGGAGACCCATTTACTGTTAGAGGTGGCTATAGATGCAGACATACTTGGTTGCCTGTAGCTGATGAGTTTTTTGATGCTGAAGAACCTCAAGAAGAACCAGATTTTAGCAACATTTTAACTGATAAAAATACATTTACTTACGATAAAAATATAAACATTAATGAATTTAATAATGCTTTAAATAATCTAGAGGGACAACAAGAAGTTACGAAAAAAATATTTCAATTTATTAACGCAAAAAATATAACAACTTTGTACTTACCAAGATCATTTAGCAGAAAAACAGTTAGAGAAAAATATATTAATGATATTAACAAAATTTACAAAAAAAATAGTAACAAAGAATTACCAAACAACGCACTTGTGAAAATAGGCAGATTGAATGGGGTAACATCAAAACAAGAAAATTTTATTGCTGTTTTTGCCGACCCAAAAGAAAAAATTAATTTTTCAAAAGCAAATATTAAAGAATTACAAGATAATGTTGAAAAAGCCTTAAATGAAGCCAAAAATAATAGTGGTAAATTTGTTTTAAAAAGAGGAACAGATAGATTTAATTTGAATTTTAGTTTAAGCCATGCACAAGGCAGTAATTTGACAAATGGGAAAATTTCAACTACTTTGCACGAATTAGGACATCAAGTTCATTATTGGGCAACTAATGAGGCTGGAGATTATGCAAGAAGTTTATCAAAAAAAATAACAGTTTTAGGAGAAACAAATGATAAAGAATATTTTGCTGAATTATTTACAGCTTACTCACTTAACAAAAAAGCATTAAAAGCATTTGATGAGGAACTACATGATAGAATGGAAGAATTATTAGATATGGCTCTTAAATCAAAAACTAAATTTACATCTATAGAGTTTTAATGGAATTTTCAGAAAATTTTAGATTAGCACAAGAATTATTGAATAATTTTCCATATCCTAAAAATATTAGAGAACAATTAGATAAATTAAGAGAAAAAATACCTGAAAAAGAATTAGAGTTTTTTGATGAGTTTTATGATACATTTGAATAATAATACAAAAAAAAAGGAGACTAATTATGGCTGACGAGCAAAAAACGGAACAGGAACAACAACCTGTAGAAAACAAAGTTGAGGAAACTGTTGAACCTAAAGCTGATGAGGAAAAGGTATATAATCTAAAACAAAAGGATTTAGAGAACCTTATACAAAAAAGAATTGATACAGTAACAAGGAAATATGAAAAAAAATATTCAGGTATTGACCCTGAAGAAGCAAAAAAACTTTTAGAAGAAAAAGAAAATAAACAAATAGAAGAACAAAAAGCTAGGGGAGAGTTTGAAAAAATATTAAAAGAACAAGCTGAAAAATCTAATAAAGAGATTGCTAGTTTACGATCTGAGATTGAAAAAGTAAAAGTTGATGGTGCTTTACTTAACTCAGCATCAAAGAACTCAGCAATCAATCCTGAACAGGTTAAAGATTTGCTTAAAAAAAATGTTAAACTAACTGATGATGGCAAAGTAGAAATACTTGCAGAAAATAATCAGCCAATGTATAACAAAGATGGAGACCTGAAAAGTATTGACGAATATGTAAAGGAATTCATTACAGATAATCCTCACTTCCAAACAGCAACCCCATCAGGGTCAGGAAGCAAGGCAAATCTTGGCAAGGTAGACGCAAAACCTTTTAATATTGCTGACCTAGATATGACAAAGCCTGAAGATAGAAAGCAATATGCTGAATATAAAAAGGTAAGGGATAGAGAACCTACTGTCATAAATTTAACAAAAAGCTAATAGGAGATTATTATGGCTAACGAAACGACAAGTAGCACGATATCGGAACTGTATACCGAAATCGTAGCTGAAGCATTGTTTGTTGCTCAAGAGCAATCAATCATGCGTGGTTTGGTGCGTAATTACACAATCGCTGGTGGTGGTAAATCTGTAGAAGTACCGATTTATGCCAATGTATCAGCGGCCGCTGTAAGTGAAGCATCAGACTTATCAAATACAGCAGTCAATCCATCTTCAGTTACTATAACTGCAAGTGAGATCGGAATTATGACTACATTAACGGATTTAGCAAGAAACTCAGCACCAAGAAATGTTGCGGCAGATATCGGTAAATTATTTGGCGAAGCGATTGCAACAAAAATGGATACTGATCTTGCGGCTTTATTTACAGGGTTTTCAACTGAAAAAGGACCTGGTGCTGGTTCAGAATTAACAGTACAAGATTTATTTGAATGTGCGGCTGAACTAAAAACTAACAAAGCACCCGGACCTTATTATGGAGTGTTCCACCCTAAGCAAATCTTTAATGTTAAAAAATCTTTAACAAATACATTTGTTGGTAGAGATACAGACTTATCAAACGAAGCTATGAGAAGTGGCTTTGTAGGAACTGTTGCTGGTATTCAAATTTTTGAAACTTCAAACATTGCAGTTGATGGTTCTGATGACTCTATTGGTGGAGTATTCTCTCAAGATGCTATTGGTTTAGCTATGATGCAAGACCTTAAGATTGAGAGTCAAAGAGATGCTTCATTAAGAGCTGAT